TCGTAGTGTCCGCAGCAGAAGCAAACGAGATCGAAGTGACCCATGCAAACGCTTTGTTGCCCTGCGCTGTGCTACCACTCGTGAGAGTGATAGTCTCCTGCATAGGCTGGCCGAGATAGTCATAGCCTGTCACTGTCATCACGCGAGTATTCGTGCTCGACGCAACAGCAGTGATGTTTCGGCCCCAACCATCACGCTTCGTTAGCGAGGTGAACGGAACCATGCCATTATTGCCGATTTCAGTAGCAGTACCGATTCCAGCAGTGAACGCAGTGAAGGTAACAGCGGAGCCGTTCACCATCAGACCAGCGAGAAGTAGACCACTCGCGCTCAATGCAAGCGGTGCTCCAAAGTTCGCAACGTACAGTGACTGACCAAGTTCTACATCAGCAGCAAGTGCACAGTTGGGAACAAAGAGATTNATGCCGTACGGATAGTATTCGGCATAAGGACGTGCGATAGTCATGATGAATTACTCCAGATTCGCTACAGCATCACCGACTGCAGCTTCACCCTTGTCGGACATGTCCAACTCAAGGTCAAGCTGATCGTCGTTTCGTGACACGTCAACATCAGTCTCGATGCGGCCAGTGTCATCATGTCCAACAGCAGCAGCAACCGAAAGCGGAATGCCTTGCTGATTGCACTCTTCACCTGTCTCAGTGTTGATGAGACGCGGCTTGAGGGACAGCTTGAGTGCGTTAGCCTGTTCCTCATTCATGACACGAAAGCTGTGTCCCGGATTGCCCTTCACCTTGATGATGTAACCGCCACGCACTTCAACTTGCTTGGATTCCATCTTCATTCGTGGACTACCGTTCTTGTCCTTGCGATCACCGTCCTGCTCGAAAGCGTAGACAGTCTCATGCGTGACGTAGCTTTCAGGAAGCTTCGTCACCGTATATTCTACACGAACGCCCATGTTGTGTGTTCCTTCTATTAGCCGGTCGTGCCGTTGCGCAGGACAGCGTGTGTACGATACGCCTTCCAGAGACAGAACTGTCCCTGCCATGTAACACGCGAGCCAGAAGCATCGAGGTTCCACGGCGAGTTCAGCTTCTTCGTACGCATGTTCACGCCCTTGAGCATGTGCAGACGCAGGTACTTGTCGTTGATGAAGTACGCACGGTTCGTACCGCAGTCTTCATCGTAGATCATGGGAATGTTGTTGTGCGTGACACCGTTGAACCCAAGATCGTACATGCGGGAACCATTCTTGGTATCCTGCAGCGCGAACATGGTGCGGTCACGTGCAGCCTGTCGATACAGACGCATGATGTTACGGCCGCACACGATGATCGTCGGCTTCTCACTCTTGAGCGTAAGGTCCATGAGAATGTCATCGAATGCTTCCTCGATGTTCGACGAGTCGAGACCACCGGAGAACTGATACGCAGACGTACGCCACTGTGTCTGTGCCGAACGCGAGATGCCACCGAGCGATCCAGTCGTGGGATCATCCGGAATCAAGTTACCGAGACCGTTCGGCTCAAGACCTGTACCTGTGCTGTACAGATAAGACGAGAAGCGTTCAGTGATGCTCTCTTCAAGCACCTGCATCTTCGCCTTCATCAGCTTGAAGATCATCGTGTCGCCCTGATTCTCATCTTCTTCCTGTTCGGAGATGATGACAGTACCGACAACACGCGACCAGCCATAGCGCACGGTGTCGAATTCGTTGGTCTGGCCAATGGGAATCGGGTTGTAATACTGCGTTGCACTGATGTTGGGATTGCGGCCGACGATGAGCGGATTGGTGATGTTCGCACCAGTTTCCGTCTCAACACGGTTGCTAGCAAACGCCCACGCCACGAGAGCGTTGGACTTGATAGCAGCCATGATCAGCTTCTTGCGACTCTTATCCAGCATCGAATGGATGATTGTATCCAGTGTGCCAGACGCATACGAACTAAGCATTACTTTCTCCAGTGATTATGTGAAACATTACTGTACCGTACGTCCGTGTTCCGCGAGTGTCTGGCGAGCGATCTGCTCCCACGAGTCATTCGGGTCTGCAAACACTGTCTTCTTCGTGTCAGTGTCTACGTTGGACTGCTGCCGACCACTACGCATGTTCGGCATTTGACGGTTGTTTCCACCACCGGAAGGTCGCTGTTGATGCTGTCCGTTCTTCTGCTGCAGAGCAATCGCTTGCGGAGCTAGAGGCTTGCTCCAATCAAGTCCATTCTCTGCTGCCCATGTCCGCGTAATGAAGTATGCGGTCTGGTGATCCACGTCTTTGTCACGCATGACATTGGCAATGGATTCTTCGTGTGTCTTAGCATCAGGGAAGCGTTCCATGAATGCAGCGTATTCTTGCTGCACTTCACTCTGTACTTCGTTCTGCTGCTCAATGTCGGCGTACTGCTTCAAGATTGGTGCAAATGCAGCGAGCTTTGTTTCCAGCAAACCGTTGATAGCTTCCATCACGGCTGACTGATTGAACCCTCCACCGCCTTGCACGATGTCACTTACATCTATAGCACCTTCCTGTGCCAACGACAACATCGTTTTGATCGCAGCTTTAGGGTCTTTCTTCCACTGCACCATGAACGACATGCCCGCAGCTTGTTCGTTGATGTTCAGTCCTGCAGTCTTAGCAAGTGCGTTCGCTTCTTCGTATGTCTTGATCTTCTGTGCGTTCTGTGCAGCTTCTGTGTACGCACGATCCATCATCGGCCATAGCTTGTGGAATACAGCACGTTCGCCGCCGCTCTTGGCTACGACTGTGCCATTCGCATCAACTACGTCTCCACGCGAGTTGGTGATGAAGTGATTGCCGAACTTGCGAGGCGCTTGCGGTGCATTCTGTTGAACGCGGTTATCCTGCTGAGAGCCACGTCCGTCCTGCTGCTGTTGGTCTTTGTTACCACCACGCTCTTTAGCGACTCGCGCGTCACGCTGTTCGTCCGTTTCTTTAGCACCTTCTTTACTCTTAGCCGCAGCGGCCTTTCCACGCTCGTCATCTGTGTTCTCCTGAAATTCACCAAGCTGCTTGTCGAGCCAGCTAGATGACTTCTCAACTTCCTTACTAACGTCCTGCGTGTCGTTGTTCTGCTGATCCTGCTGCGAGTTGTCATCCTGCTGCAGTGTGTCGTCGTTCAGGTCCATTTCGGTAGCCATGATGTGTGTCCTTTACTGTTGCTGCTTCTTTGAAGCGGCGACCTTTTCACGAGCGACTTGCTCAGGTACGCCTTTCTTGACCATATCTGCGACGACTGCTTCATCATCGCTCTCCGCTTGTGGCTCACCACCACCTTCACCACTTGCACCACGTTGCATCTGCATCATGATACCTTGACGAAGCTCTGTCCAATCTGCATCGGTGATCACAACACCATCGAATGCACGCTGGAATATCTTGAGCAAGAGTAGCACCACCGCTGGTGATGCGCTTGCGAACTGTCCGAGAATCTGTCCGATCTGTAGTGCTTCGGCTTTCTTAGCTGCACTTGTCGGCTTCTGTGTGCTACCGCCTTCAACACTGCATTGCACCTTGCGTCGAATCTCACGTGGGTCCATGCCCGGTTGCCACGCTTGCACTTCTGCAGCAAACGAACTGCCCACCATGTCCAGCGTCATTTCTTGATCACCGAACTGTAGCCACATGAACATGATGTTGTACATGATAGCGCCAACGAAGTCTTCGATGGCATCACGCTTCTCATCAAGTCGTACGCCTGAGATGCTGTTGTAGTTAGCAATAGCATCGTTCGTGGTATTCGTTTTGAACTGTTCACCACGCATTGCATCCATGACACCGCTGATCTGTGTGATCGCGCCCATTGCACGTGACTTGTCCCACAGATGCTCGTACTGCAGTGTCGGCATAGGCGGTCCCATGATGATGTCAGTGAGCTTCTGGCCTTCTGGAACCTTGACGCCTTTCATCTTCTTGTTGCTGTTCAATACGATGTCTTCAACATCTTTCAGTGTCAGCACTGTACTGTTGAACAACGTGTTGTCACGTAGAGACACACGAGCACGGTTCAATTCATCAGCAATGACGTTGATTTCATCTTGCTGATCAAGATAGTACGACACTTCACCCTTCGTACGAGTAGCTTTCGGACTTGCATGATACGTCAAACGTGTGAGCGGAAAGAATGTCGGCAGTCGATACGGATCATCAAAGCACCAGATCGGAAATGTCCAATCACTGTCAGCGTATAGATAGTATCGACGCTTGATCTTATCGAATGCGTAGAAACACTTCGTACGCTTGGCACGCTCATACGTACGACGATCGCTGTAGCCGTAGTCGTTGGCATTGTCCTTGCTGTTGTCGAACATCTTGAAGCTGTCGATCTCTTGTTGTACCCCATCACCAGTGCTCGGCTGAGATGCATCGACAACGTGTGTCGGCTTGTACGCGCTTGTGTAGCTGCCGTC